ATCCTGATTACCTGAGCCTTTCGTCCAAGTACGGCACGGTCTCCAAGGAATTCCAAACCCACGGCGAAATCATTTCCCCGATGGGGTGCAGGGCTTATCTGAGTCCGTGGGCAAACGAAAAGGGTCAGTACATTGCGGTCGGTCGTTGCAACATCGGTGCGGTTTCGATCAACTTCCCGCTGATCCTGAAGTTCACGCAGGTCAAGTATCCGAACAATTGGAAGACCAAGTTTTGGAGCGAACTGGATGAGCGTATGGAGGTGATCCGCAACTTCCTTCGCAAGCGTTATGACGTGATCCGTCACCAAAGCTGTTCTTCCAACCCGCTTGCGTTCACGCAGGGAGGCTTTTACGAAGGACACAAAGACCCCGATGACGAGATCGGCGATCTCGTGCGCTATATGACTGCCTCTTTCGGCATTGCGGCACTGGACGAAACCACCTACCTGTGGTGCGGAAAGCGACTGGTCGAAGACGAAGGAAAATTTGCGTCACGAGTCCTCAAGCACATCGTGGACAAGATTGCCGAATTCAAGAAGGAAGACGGATACCTGTACGCCATTTACGGCACTCCTGCGGAAAGCTACTGCGGGACTCAGGCAAAGCAGTATGACGACTTCTGCACCACGCTTGGCATCGACAATGTGTTCGCCCATACCGAACACTACAGCAAGGATTACTTCAGCAATTCCTTCCACGCCAACGTGACGGAAGACATCACGCCGTTTGAAAAGCAGGATGTCGAATTCACCAACTTCCATCTTTGCTCGGGCGGTCACATCCAGTACGTCCGCATTGACAATCCCAGCAATGTCGAGGGCATCAAAGCCCTGATCAAGCGGGGAATGGAAGACGGCTTCTATCAGGGCGTGAACTTTGATGCGGCTTACTGCAACGATTGCGGAAGGCACTCTACGAACGTCCTGAATTCCTGCCCGTATTGCGGTAGCAAGAACATTTCCGTCATTTCCCGTGTCTGCGGTTATCTCGGTTATACGAATGTCAATGGGAAGACTCGTATGAACGATGCCAAGGTCTGCGAAATCAAAGCTAGGAAATCAATGTAAATGAACTATATTGGATTCTCTGAATTCGATATGGCTAACGGAGAGGGGGTGAGGGTCTCCCTCTTCGTTTCAGGCTGTACGATTCATTGCAAAGGCTGTTTCAATCCCGAATCTTGGGATTTCAAAGCGGGAAAGCCTTTCGACAAAAAGATGGCAGAAAAGGTTATTGACGCTCTCGCCAATCCGTATGTCCGTGGTCTTTCAATCCTTGGTGGTGATCCGTTTGAAGCGGAAAACAAAGGCGAAGTCCTGAACCTTGTCAAGCTCGTTAGATCCCGCTATGGAGATTCGAAAGACATTTGGATTTGGACTGGCAGAAAAATCGAGAAGCTCAAGGAAGATTCCGTCAGCAGTGAGATCCTTAAAAAGATCGATATTCTTGTTGATGGGGCTTTTGTTGAAAAGCTCAAAGTCAAAGAGGCTGGGAAGTGGTTTGGAAGCTCAAACCAGCGGGTAATTAAAATTTCAAATAATCGGAATTTTAATTATAATTAAGGGGTTAATAAGCGCTTATAACAATAACAAGAAATGCAAAAATATACAGAAATTCCCTCTAGCACGACATTGACGGCTTCCCTCCCGTTAATTCTCCAAAACGACAAGACGGCAATTTCCTGTCACGCCTCCACACAGCCCCCGACCACCAACCTTCAGGTTGGAATGCTGTTCTACAACACCAGCTCCCACGAGCTGTTCGTGCTGGTTGACGCTACCAACAAGACTTGGAAGGTGATTGCGGATGCCACTGGTGACGCTCGAAATCTTGACGGAGGTACAGGAAACGTCATCGCTTACGACAAGAAGAACCTGAATACGTGGTCAAGTATGCCCACTGGCTTCTACCAAGGCACGAATATGACCAACGCTCCTTCGGGCGACACCACTTGGCGTGTCCTTCAGATCCGTGAGGGCAATTCCGCTGGTTATGCAAGCCAAATGGCGTTTGGCGCAAACACTGGCATCGTTGCGACCCGTCACCAGTCCAACGGCGTTTGGAGTGCGTGGCAGACCGTTTACAGCGGTACTTCGGGCGCAATGATCGAAGGTCTGAACGCCGAAAAGGTGAACGGCTATGCCCCTTCCAACGCCCAAAACAGCATTCCGATCAGCAATGGCACGGTCAATACAAACCTGAACGCAGACAAAGTTGACGGACACGATGCTGGCAACAAGAGCGGCAACATTCCGATCAACAACGGGACGGTCAACACCAACCTGAATGCCGACCGTGTTGACGGCTATCACGCTGGCAACGCCTCGGGGCAGATCGCTGTCAACAACGGCACTCTTAACACCAACCTGAATGCGGAAATGGTGGGTGGTGTCAAGGTTGACAACCTGTTCCAGTTGAGCGCAGACGGCAGTTTCCCCCGCACGATCACCAACGGCACGTTCCAGCTTGCAAAGGTGAACGGAACACTGACCGTGGACGGCAAGATCGTCTGCAAGGGCAAGATTGTCGCCTCAAACATCGCAGGAAAGATCCAAGCACGTACCTTCAGGGTCTCGGCGGGAGGATACACCATCACCGCAAAGCGAGACGCATACGGGCGACTGCTTGACTTGGGCTTTGCAAAGTCCGACTGCAACTGTGATTGCAACTGCAACTGCGACTGTGGAGATTCCGACTCAGACGGTGCTTGACAATGCAAGAATCGATTATTTCACTTCCCATCGGCAAACAGAGAAAATACAACTTCCAATTCATCCCGACTAGGGTTTGCATCCCTATCGGGATGGCTTGCAATGTCAAGTGCAAGTACTGTATGAGACTGGCGGGCAAGATCAGAGAACCGAAGGGACTCTCTGATCTTATGCGGGAGTTTCTGAAGCAGTTGAATCCAGCGACAACGGAAGCCGTCATCATCAATGGCGGTGAGCCTTTGCTGTATATGGATCGCATCAAGGAAGTTTTTTCCCTAGTTCCCAAGCCCATCCACAAAGCCTGTATGACCAACGGGACTCTCCTGACTCAGGAGATCGTTGACTATTTCAACGAGAATTCCGTTGAACTTCATTTTTCACACGAAGGTACGGCGGCTAAGTATTTGAAAGGCGTTGATGTTTTGGAAGATCCCAAAATCGTCAACCTGCTGAACCAAATCAAGTCGATGCGGGTCTATACGATTCTCACAGGATCAAACTGGGATGTTGTCGCCAATTATGAATACATCCTTTCCAAGCTGAACAAGGTTGAAAAGTTGTGGTATTCGACATTCCCGATGTTCGCTTTCGCTGGAAACGAGGAACTGGCAAAAGGGTTTGACTTTGCCAAGTACGGGCGGTCAATCATTGAGCTTAGGGAGCGTTATCCGCAAGCCAGCGAACCAAGCTCGTACCACTCCCGCTACCAGCGCAATTCGGGCTTTATGGTGCTTCCTGACGGCTCTGTGGCGAGTCTTTCAACGCTGAAACGCTACGGCACAGTCCTTGATCCGAAGGAAAAGCTGTACCAAAGAGCCAAGGAGTTGGGCGACTTCGATTATTGCGACAGTCAGGATTGTTCGATCCGTGAATATTGCTGTGTGGCGAAGCAGTGCGCAACGCCGTTTACCTGCAAGGCACAGCGCATCTCCTGCCAAGCGTTGGAATTCAAACGGGGACAAAATGTATTCTGATTTCAACTTTGAGAAAGTCTACCTGATGCTGGGAGAGGCTTGCGACTTCCATTGCCGACACTGCCTCCAGCATCCGTACCACAACACCTATGTCAAATCGCCCAGCGACAAACTGATCAATTACATTCAGTTCATTGCGGATTTGAAGCCAAGACCGCCCTGCAAGTCCAAGTCGGATTTGTCCGTCATTTTCTTTGGCGGTGAACCCCTGCTTTATATGAAGTCCATCAAGGAAGTTGTGTCCCGCCTTGACAGACCCAATATCGTCTATTCGATCATCTCGAACGGGAACAAATTGGACGAAGAGAAGGTTCGTTATTTCAACGAACACAAAATTACGTTCATTTTATCCAATGACGGCAGGAATACCGACAGGATCAGGGACAGGAACGTCTTGGAAGACGAAGGATTCTTAAAGCTCTTCAACAAGCTGGAACGAAAGGGCATTTGCTCGACAATCACGGCATACAATCAGGATCTCTTTGACCTTTGGGATTACATTGAGTCAAAGGTCGGCAAAGTTCCGATCTCGTATGAGTTTTTGGTTCATTCCTTTGAAATGCCCAAAGACATCTACGATTACGACCTTGAAAAGTGGAACGAGTGCTGTGTGAGACTGAAGAATGAGTTTATGGACGTGTATCGCAACCGTCCCCACACTCATTCCCGTGCGGTCGAATTTATGATGCCGTGGATCAACAACACGTTCAGGTTTGTCAGCGGAAAGGCTAAGTTCCCGCTCTGCGGTGCGTACCGCACGAACATCAACCTTGACTTGGACGGCAATCATTACCTGTGCCACAACGGCATCTGCAAGTTTTCCGACTGTTCCAAGGACGGCGTGACCGTTGCAAAGGAAGCAGAGATTCTCTTCACCGAGCAGGAAGAACGTCACGGCAAACCCTGCGACCACTGCGAATATCTTCCCTTCTGCCACGAGGGCTGTCCGTTCTCTGTGTGGAGCGAGCCTCAGAAAAAGCAGTGCGAGTTTATGAAGATCTTTTTTGAGCAGGTGTCTCAGACGATGGGGCTTGTCGAAGAAGAAAACACAACCGAGATTGAACTGTGAAAGTATTGGTCTTAAAGCTTGGAAGTCAGTGCAACTGGAATTGCCCACACTGTCACAACGAAACCGTCAACTATCCGTACAACAGGAAAATCATTGACTTCATCAGGAAGGAAGGCTACGACCGCATTACGTTCAGTGGTGGCGAACCCCTGCTGTACTGGAACACCATTGTCAAGATCTGCACCGAACTTGGTCACGATTACAAGTATCGGTTTGTCACTAACGGCAGTCTTTTGGATCGAAGCAAGCTGGCTTTCCTGTACGACTACGACTTCGAGGTGATCCTGTCCTTTGACGGATCGGACGGAAATCGCACAAACGATCCACCGCCCAACTATCGGTACTTTTCGTTCCTGCCTAACACCTCGTTCAGCGTCTGTGTGTACGAAAAGAATATGGATCTTGCCAAGATCCAAAGGGAACTGGCAGAAATCTGCAAGGAATACAAGATCCGACCGAAGCTGTCTCTCCAGCCTGAATTCATTCATCAGACCGAGGCGGTCGATTCCGACACGACAATCGAAACCGCAAAGGAATACTGCCGACAGATTTCTCAAATCATCGAGTCGGAAATTGTTTCTGTCGTCAACGTCCCCGACCAGTTCAAGATGCAACGCTTCAGGCAGTATCACACGCTGAAAAAGGCTCTTGTCAAGTGGTTCATCCCCAAGAAGAAGACCATCGGTCTCAGGTGCTTCAACGAGAACACCCACGTTATGACGCTGGATGGGAAGTTCCTTCTTTGCCCGTACAACCCCCGTCACCAGCTGGGAAACGTTGACGATGGGATTGACTGGGAAAAGCTGAAGGAATACCGCCCCGAGAAATGCCGAAAGTGCGAGATTTTCGACATTTGCCGTTGCACCTGCGTTGAAAACAAGACGGAAAACGAGTGCTACATCGCCCGAACAATGAACCGCTGGATGAACAAGGTTGCGGATAAATACAAGTGTCGGGAGTTGCTGATCAATCTGTGGAATGAAGCTTATGGTAATCCTGTTCCATCGTCCCCCATTCACATCGTCAAATCAAAGTGACGCTTTTTCAATCCGAGAACTGACAGTTCAGGACGAGGTGGAGACGGTTTCAGTCTCCTTCAAGGCGTTATGGAAGAGGGCGGTGGAAATCACCGCCGATTTTGAAATTCCCGTCAAAGAAAAAGCTCACTTTGAACTTTATTACGACATCGGAAAGAAACAGGTTGTTTTCCGAAATTACGCCATCATCAATCCGTTCAATACATTTGAACAGCTTGGATATTCAGGAAACCTGATTCTCATCGGTCGTTATTCCATTGATTCGAGCCTGAACTGTTTCCTTTACATCCGCTCCCACTTCGGATTGGTCGAGGGCATTGAAAACGTCCTGATGGAAGAGGGCGAGTCTTCCGTTACGGCTATCGGAAAAAAGTCGGAAGAACTGAAGAACGACTATGAAAAGCTCAGAAAGAAAAGGGAGTTTTTGAGCAACATTGACATTTTGGACAGCCTGTCTTATTTGGAAGCCCAGCTTGACTTGGTTACAAGGCAGATTGTCGCTCCTTCGGATGACACTTTCCAGCTTTTGGAAGAAGCCGACAAACACTCTGTAACCGATATCAACTCCCGTTCCAAACTGCGTCAAAAAATCAATAAAAAAAAGACATTTAGGGAATACCAAAAAAAGTATTATGACTCGCTAATAGTTGGGAAAAATCCCTATTAAAGTGTATAATTGGTTGATCGGACTTAAAACACAAAGTCCCCGATTCTTAAGAGACTTAGTTTCGGGTTTGCTAAATGATAAATAGAAGAACAAAATGGCAGACTTTACATATCCCGAGGCTGAGGTGTCTCATCTCAAGCTAGATCTTGCTGAGATCAAAGAATCCATCAAAGCCCTCCAAGACAGCTTACGCCGTCTTCCTGTGATGGAAGATCGGTTTGCATCCATTATCAAGGCGCAGGACGAGATCAGGAGTCATATTGACAATCTTGACGAGCGTCTTCGCAAGTTGGAAAACGAATACATCTATGCCAAAGCATCCGCTAAGACCTTGGCTTTCACAGCCAAGATAGCTTGGGCATTGGGTGGCGGTGTTTGTATGGCGATTGCCAGCAGAGTTTTACAGGCATTCTCGTGAGCAAGATTAGATACGCTATCGGTGCTTTAGCAATTTCGGGCATTGGGCTTGTCGGCATCGCAAACTACGAAGGTTTCAGGTCTGAAGCATACAACCCCAGCGGGAATCAATGGATTGACCGCTGGACTATTGGCTTCGGTTCGACCACCAATGTCAAGAAAGGCGACAAGATTACAGTTCCGCAGGGGTTGGAACGTCTTTTGCGTGATTCTGCTACCGCAGAAGCTGGGGTCAAACGTTGCATTCACGTTCCGCTGAGTCAGGGTGAATACGATGCGTTTGCAAGCCTCAGTTTCAACATCGGCGTTACCAACTTCTGCAACTCCAGCATTCCCAAGCTTCTCAACAGGGAAACCCCCGATTATGCTGGTGCTTGCGAAGCAATCAAGAAGTTCAACAAAGTCAAGTACCGAAAGTCGGACGGAACGATTGCTTACAGGGAGCTTGAAGGATTGACCCGCCGCAGGAACAAGGAATACCAAATGTGTATTCAGAGGTGACGGCAATGTTGATCCCCACACCCAGCCTTAAAGTCGTTGCAATTGTCGTGGTCGTTGTCTCGTCAATTGCCTTTGGGCTGGGTTTTTCTTATGGAAAAAGCTATCAGGACAACAAACTCCAAATCCAACACGCAAAGCAAATAGCCAAGCTTGAAGCCGAATGGAAGCAAAAGTATGAAGAGTCTGTCAAGCAATCCGAAACGCTGGCTCGTGAAATCTCCAAAACAAGAAAAACACTTGCGCAACGAAAAAAGCAACTGGTTGTCATTAAAAAACAGGATCAGAAAGGCGTTTTATCTCAGTCTCTGCCTGCCGATGTTGTCAGCCTGCTCCAGTCAACAGCCACTCGTGATTGAACAGCGACAGCACGTCACACCTCCAGCGGAGGCTATGGTCAAGGGAGCGGATGTTCCCGTCTTCTACGGAAGCACTGTTTACGACTTGGTTGACTATTGCTTGGATCTTTTGAACCAATACAACGAACTGCAAATCAGACACAACACTTTGGTCGATTGGGTTAACAAAGACAAATAATGAATTTCGCATCCGTAGATCCACACACAATCACCCCTGAAGATTGCATAAACGAATTGGTCAGGGTTCAAAAAGAACACCCTGATGGTCTTATCACTAGGAAAAGTTTCAGAGACGCCTCGGATCTGCCCGAACGTGTTTGGGCGTACCATTTCGGGACATTCGGTGAGTTCCGAAGACAAGCGGGGTTAACGGAGTCCCGAGGCGTTTCTACCCTTCACAACAACATCGCCACACACGCATCGGTTGATGTTTTCAGGAAACTGAACGAACAAAAAGCGGATTGGGGCGAGAAGTACGTCCGAGACAATCCGTCAAGGTTCAAAACGATTCTTGCGGTTTCCGACCTTCACGACATTGAGGTGGACACATTCTTTCTCAGGGTGCTTATCGACACCGCCAAACGCTGTCAACCTGATGTCATCGCCATTGTCGGCGATCTTTTTGATTTGCCCGAATTCAGCAAGTACACGGTCGATCCCCGTGAATGGGATGTTGTCGGCAGGATTCGCTTTGTCCACAGCCATATCCTCCACCCGCTTCGGGAAGCGTGTCCAAACGCCCAAATCGACCTTATAGAGGGCAACCACGAAGCGAGACTGCTGAAGATGCTTGCGGACGAAACTCCCGCTCTGAGAGCCATTCTGAGCGATCTGCACGGTATGTCCATTAGGGAGCTTCTTGGGCTGGACAAATTCGAAATCAACTATGTCTCCAAAGCGGACTTGTCGGCTTGGACAAAGCGTGACCTGAGCAGGGAAGTGTCGAACAATTACAAGATTTATTACGACACCGTTCTTTGCCATCACCTTCCCCAAGGCGAATCAATGGGGCTTGCTGGATGCCACGGACATCATCACAAGCACCTTGTTCACTCGCATTTCTCTCCCGTCTTCGGTCATTACGAATGGCATCAGCTTGGATGCGGACACAAGAGGAATGCGTCTTACTGCGAAGGAGAACGCTGGGGGATGGGATTCGCCCTCATCAACGTTGACACCGAAAAGAAGTCAACCCTGTTTGACTATGTTCCCGTGACTGATTTCGCTGTAAGTGGCGGGAAATGGTACTACAGAAGTAACAGCGAACCTGCAATTTGAGAGTTATGACTAAAAGACGTTCCGCATCACGCAATTTTCCCGATCTCACCAAAGTCAAAGTCCCTTTGTCCGAATCGGAAGAAAGGGCGATGGCAGAGATAGCAATGAAAATGCCGTCCCGTCAAGAGGCGATTGAACCGCAAAACGAGAAGCAGAAGAAATACATCGCATCAATCAAGTCACGCATCATCACCTTCGCCACGGGATCGGCAGGAACTGGGAAAACGTTTATTGCTGGAGCTATGGCGGCACAAGCTCTTGATGCGCATCGGGTCAAGCAAATCATCATCACCCGCCCTGCAATTGAAGCGGGAGAGTCATTAGGGTTTTTACCAGGCGAGTTGGATGAAAAGTTCGACCCCTACCTTCAGCCTTTCCGAATGGTTCTCGAAGAGCGTATGGGCAAAGCCAAGGTGGAGTATCTTCTGAAAAGCAAGATCATCGAAGCTCTGCCCTTGGCATATATGCGTGGCAGGACATTCAAGAACTGCTTTGTGATCTTGGATGAGGCGCAAAATACCACTCCGAAGCAGATGAAGATGTTTCTGACCCGCATCGGGCTCGACACCAAGGTTGTGGTCAACGGCGACACGTCCCAAGTGGACATCCAAGGACGGAACGGACTTTCCGATGCGGTTGAAAGGCTTTCTTTTCTTCCGACAGTCGGTCACATCAATTTCACAAGGGATGATGTAGTCCGCTCAGGTATCGTCTCTGAAATCATCCAAGCTTATGATGATCCGCTTCCTGTAAGAGACATCAGGTCTTTCTAAGGCAAGCCTTAAAGGTTGCCTTCATTAAATATATATATATACTAGAATTTGATCTATATAATAAAAGATCAAATTCTTTTTTATTGATTTAATAATTTAATGAAGGCTCGCCTTATGAGAACTTTGATGCCTTATTGGCTGGGAGATTTTTACTGTTCCGCTCTCACTGCGGAAGAGTATGAGAAGAAAACACTGGAATTCATACCTGCGGACGCTCGGGTTTTGGATTCCCAATGCATTCAATCCCGCTGGTTTGATTACCAGCGTCTCCACCCCCTGCAAGCCACTTATTACTTTGTCGAGTGCTATTCCAAGATCTATACGTTCTTTGCCAAGAAGTACTTCGGAAAGGATCAGGTCGGAATCAAGCGGAAGGAATTCCTTGAGAGTCGGGAAAGAACCGCCTTTTGGAACGCACGGACGTACTGCGATTCGCTTGGGTACGAATACAAGTGGTACATCGGCGTTGTGATGAAGTTTTTGCTGGAGTCGGGGCGGTTTAAGAACCGTCTGCCACGACCCTGTCATCTCATCCTGCAAGATGACGTTGATGCAATGAATGCGCTGAATGCCCTGTGGCAGTCCCGCTTTGAATCCCCAACCATTGTGTTTTCGAAAGACCCGTACTTCCTGACCAGCGAGTGGGTTGGAGATCCAGTCCAAATCAAGCACGAAGATATGATAGTGCGCCAAGTTCGAAAACGCCCAGTAAGGCATTATGCGCTGTCTTCGCTTGTATACAACTTTCAAGTGTTTAGATTTGAACGTGCGGTGCAGGAATTCCCTGATGAAGTTTATGATATGCAAAAGGACGCTTTTATGCCTCAGTAAATGCAGAGAATTTTATATATACTTACGCCATAAGCCGAGAGGTCGGCTTTGATCATCAATCAACGAGGTTTCAAATGAACATTACAAATCGAGTTCAGCACACGGGACACGAGTCCGTGCTTAATACGTTCCTGAAGAAGGGCAAGATCGTCACGCTCCAAACGTTAAGCGGAAAGAGCTTTTACGGGAAGATCCGTGCTTTTGATCGGTTCACGATTTCGATTGACATCGACATCGGTGGCAAGACCCAGCCGATGGTGTTCTTCAAACACGCTCTTGAGAGCTTCCATTCTGACGATTTGTCTTAACAGGTGCTGTTGTGGAATCGAGCGTTATTCCTGTCGCTAATGAAGACGGCGAAGAGATCCATTACCCTTTTGACAGCGAGTTCCAAAAGGGTTTGGTCTCCCTCGCTCTTCGTGACACAAATTTTATGCGAAGGTGCGCTCACCTTCTTTTCCCAGCGCATTTTGACGACATCGGCAACGCAGGAGCGGTGCAAATCGCCCTGCGTCACTTCAAGAAGTACGGCTGTGCTATTGACGTTGCCAGTCTGAAGACAGCCATTGCCGATGCGATCAAAGAGAAGGTCATTACCGAATCCGACAAAAAGCAAGTCATCGGAGCGATCAAGGAGGCTTTTTCATCGGGCGTTCCCTCCGCACCTCCATTGGAGTCAAAGCTGGCAGAGTTCGCCCGTGAGCAAGCCGTTGGCAGTGCCATTCTTCGTTCTGTCGCCGATCTCCAAAAGCACGACTTTGAAAGCATTGACAAACAGATGCGGTCGGCTTTGGACGTTGGTGTCAACGAGGAAGGCGAAGTCTACGACTATTACGCCGAGATCTCCAATCGCTCTTCGGAGCGCAAGGACAAGATTTCGGGTGTGAGACCGCCACGGGGCATCACAACAGGTTATGAGCGTTTTGACAGTCTGCTGTATCACAACGGCTGGGGACGCAAGGAACTTAGTGTGCTGATGGCTAAAGCCAAGGGCGGTAAATCCTTGGGTCTGATCAACTTTGGAGTTAATGCGGCACACGCTGGTTTCAATGTGCTGTATGTGACGCTGGAAGTTGCCAGTCGAATTATTGCAGAACGAATGGATGCGTATATTTCTAACACTCCCGTGAGGGAATTGGAAGACAACATCTATTCGGTCGAAGACAAGGTTCGCAACAGAGCGGCAAACAGCGGAAAGTTCCTGATCCACGAGTATCCGTCAGGCTCGATGTCTCCTTCGATGCTTCGGCATCTTGTCGAAAAGTATCGGTTTCGTGGAGTGATTTTTGATTTGGTGATTGTTGACTATGCGGACATTATGCGTCCCGACTTCAGAACGGACAATCCAATCGAAAACTCCAAGGAGATCTACATCGGGTTGAGGGCGATTGCTTCCGAGTTTGACTGTGCGCTGTTGACAGCCACCCAAGCGAACCGTGAGGGTGCGAAAGCGCAGACAGCCAAAGCGGAACACGTTGCGGAGGACTTCAACAAGATCCGAACCGCAGACCTTGTTATTTCCATCAACTTCACGGAAGAGGAAAGGGCAAGTGGAGAGGCTCGACTGTTCTTTGTCGCATCCCGAAACCAAGAAGCGGACTTCACCGTGCGGATCAAGCAGGACTTCAAGCGGATGACGTTTATCACAAGCATCGTGGGAATCGAATAATGGCGACCATAGCCGATCTTAATGAACTGGACATTTCATCGTGGCTTGACTGGTACGGAATCGATTACAGGAGAACCACGGGAAGCCACGGCATTCAGCTGAATATCCGTGAGTGTCCCGTCTGTGGCAATTCCAACTGGAAGGTCTATTTGAACGAGGAAACTGGTCTTGGCAACTGCTTTCACGGCGATTGCGAAACCAAGTTCAACAAGTTCAAGTTCATTAAGGCGGCTATCCACGCAAACAATTTCAAGGAAGTTATGGACAATCTTGATGATTATTTGGACGCAGTTGGCTGGAAGCCAAAGCCCAAGGAAAAACCGCAGGAAAATCCGTTTGTCAATCATCAGTCGTTTTATATGCCGAACTTCATTCCGCTCCCCATCAAGGGCAGGAATCTGAAGTACCTGACCCAGCGTGGTATTTCGCAGGAAGCCACGGCGTATTTCGGGCTTGGGTTCTGTAAGGAAGGCTCATACCAGTACAAAAAGCCCGATGGAAACCTTGGTTACAAGGATTTCTCGATGCGGGTCATCATCCCGATCAAGGACATTGACGGCAAGGTTGTCAGTTTCCAAGGGCGTGACATCACTGGCAAAGCGGAAAAGAAATACCTCTTTCCAGCGGGTGTCAGGTCAACTGGATCTCTCTTTTACAACGGGGAACACGCTGTTGGCGCAGAAAGCATTGTGATCAACGAGGGTGTTTTTGATGTCATTGCGACTTGGCAGGCGTTCAACGAAGATCCCTCTATGCGGTCAATCATTCCTGTCGGGTCGTTTGGAAAGCACATTTCCTTCGGGAATGATCGGGACTCTCAGATCAACTACCTGCTGACCCTAAAGGAAAAGGGTCTGAAGGTTATCACGATGATGTGGGACGGGGAGCATAGAGCCATTTGTGATGCGATCCAAACCGCATTGAAGCTCAAGAAGTACGGATTTGTCGTGCGGGTGGCGATACTGGCTGGCAAAGACCCAAACGAACTGCCGCCAGTGATCGTAAGGCAAGCGTATTGGAATGCCGAAACCATAGACACGCAGGTTGCCACCAAACTATTGCTTAAATATTCAGGTGAATGAAATGGATATGGAATCTTCTGTCGAAGTTTACAAACACATCGTAAAAATCAGTCAGGAAACATCGATGACGAACAAGCTGGCTTTGCTTCGAGAAATGGAGCATAGCGACCTGTTCAAGTGCATTTTAAAGTACGTTTTTGACAGCACGGTGGTCTTCGGGATTGTGCTGAAACCCGAGGAATGGGAGCCTTGCTTGCGAGAAAAGGGCAGTCCGTTCACCGCCGAAGTGTTCCATTACCTTTCGCTTTTGGCAAGGAACTTCTACACCCGTGCGGAGGCTGTGAAAGCATTCCAGCGTCTTGCGGTCACGATGGATTCCTGCTCGACCCGTCTGCTGGTTTGGACGATCAACAAGAACATCGGGGCTGGCATCAATGCTTCCACCATCAACAAGGCGTTCAAAGGGCTGATTTCCGTCTTCCCGTATATGCGCTGTTCCCTGCCCGACAAAGTGGACATCGACACAATGGAATGGCAAGCGGGTGTCTATGCGCAGGAGAAGGCTGACGGGATGTTTGTGAACATCAATGTGTGGCGGGATGAGGTTGAGCTTTTGTCACGGCAGGGAACGCACATCCCGATAGAAAAGCTTGACGGCGTTGCAGAGGATTTGGAGGCTGTCCTGCCGAACTTTTACCAAATCCACGGCGAAATGCTGATCCGTGACAGCAATGGGCAGATTGCTCCCCGTGAGCTTGGAAATGGGCTGATCAATTCCCTTTGCAAGACCGACAAGCCGTTGCCGAAAGGCTATGGAGTTCTGTTTCGAGTGTGGGACGCTGTTCCGTACAAGGAAGTTGTTCCGAAGGGGAAATACACCGAGCCGTACCATCTGCGCTTCAGTCGCCTTGTGACGAAGATCAAAGATGGCAAAAAATTGGTCGAAGAGAAAACGGGGCGAAAGATCACGGTGGTTGAGCCGATCACAACCAAGATCGTTTATTCCGTCCAAGAGGCGTATCGCTTCTACAGACAGATGCTTTCCGAAGGAAAGGAAGGGGCTGTGCTGAAGAACCCCACGGCTATTTGGCGTGACGGCACGAGCAAGGAGCAGATCAAACTCAAGCTTGAGTGCGACTGTGACCTGCTGGTGGTCGGATTCGAAGAAGGGAAGGGGAAATACAAAGGGACGCTTGGATCTATGAGTTGTGAAAGCAGGGAAGGAATGCTCAAGGTGAACATTTCAGGCTTCTCTGACTCACTGCGGAAAGAGATTTGGGCGCATCGCAACGAGTATATGGGCAAGATTGTCACGGTCAAGTTCAACAATGTGATGGCAAAGGAAGGAGAATGCGCTTCGCTGTTCCTGCCAAGGTTTGTTGAATTCAGGGAAGACAAGATTGTCCCTGACACGCTGACACGAATCATTTCAGCGCAACAGCAGTCGATTAACTTTAGATGACCAAAGAAGAACTGGAAGAATTGAAAAAGACATTCCCTTGGACTTGGAAAATGAACCAAGGGTTTGTCTTGACTGTTTATGACCGAAACAACAATGTCGTGGATATGATTGTGATGGTCAAGTTTTTGCAACTCATAACAACAATAATGGCAAAACGAAATGTCTCCGCTAATTGAAGTCCTGTTGCGAGGCGCATTCCTGTTCGCATTTTTCTGTCTTGCAGGAACGACATTCTCATCCTTCGCACTGGCTCTCGTCTTGATCCTGTACTTAGTGTGTCAGGACAATTACATCGAACGCCAAAACCAAGAGATCATCCGTTTGAAGCGTCTTTTGGGGCGTTGAGGTTCTTCTTGGACTGCGCAAAAATCTGTTTTCTTTTTGCTTTCCCGCCTTTGGCTGGTATCCACTTATATTCACGTCTTTCAACAATAGATCGCATTTGATCAAAATTTGCAGTGTTTTTGATCTCCATCATAGCCTTTGGAATTGTTTGTTCTTTGGGGTACTATGGCGTAAATTCCCGACAAAAGCGGGAAAAATTATCATATAGAAATTAATCTAACCAAGGAGATCAAAATGAACCGATCATTAGAGAATCTTCATTGTGACTTTTTCACGAAAAATCAAAATGTTAAAATTAGTGAATCACACTGCTACCGTTTGCTGTCGGATGGGGCTGTCAAAGACCACTATAACAATGGCGAATATGCAATAAACCATATCGTTCATCCCGTTGAGGGCGAGTTGTTTGTTTATTCCGACATCTTTGGGCAGAACTATGTCATCAAGGCAAGTTGAAGATGTTGGAAGTCAATGTACTAAGACAGGTTATCGAACCGCTTGCATCAATCCTGACAGAACAGTCAATCCAAGTCAGATTTGAAGGGAAGGGGGCTGAGACGCTGTATGACCTCAAGACGGGGAAACCCGTCTCGATCCGTCTGCCAATGCTGTCCAGCAACACCGATCCCGACATTGTTGCAACGTTCCACGGATATTTGGATCACGAGATGGGTCACGTTCTGTATTCGGAAATACAGAACCTTGACAAGCTTGCAAAGCTGGATGTCTATTTGTTCAACATTGTCGAGGATGTGCGCATCGAAAGGGAGATGTGCGAGAAATTCCGAGGGTCGGTCTACAACCTGAGTTACCTGTACACAAAGGTTTTTGACAAGAAGTGGGAGGCTGGCATCCTTTCGTCAAACAGGAGATTGCTCATCCTGATGGCGGGATTGATCGCAACCAGCCGCAGTCTTGGCGGTCAGGAGCATTTCACCAAAATCATCGAACGCCATCCCGAATTCCAAAAGGTTCGAGACAAAGTTGTCGAAGGATGCGGTGACAAAGCGTTCCTTACGCTCAGAAACTCACAGGACGCTTTGGAACTGGCTCAAAAGATCAAGACGCTGTTTGACTTCACTCCCGATGACAAAGACAAGGAAAACGGCGAGGGCGAAGAAGACGGCGTAAGTATGGGCGATTCCGACAAACAGAAAGGGAATTCGCAAAGTGACGGAAACAAGGAGGGTGGATCGGCTGAGAAAGCAATGGAGGAGGCGTACCAAGACCATATCAACAAAGCTTTGAAACAGCTTACCGAAGGACTTCCACCCGATCCTTATACAGTTCCGACCACCGATTACGACATCATCGAACACGTAAAGACATTCAGGGAAGACAATCGTGGCGACCACATCGGTGAAAAAACAGGTGCGGATTATGTTGCGCAGATGGAATTCAAGGTCGGCGATATGACGGCGACTCTGCAAAAGAATCTTGAGCGTGTGGTTGCCGCCAACAAGCTTGCCGTTTGGGCAAGCGGGAAACGCAACGGACGCTTGCATTCGAGCAGTTTGTACAGGTTGTTGTTTGACGATGACAGGATCTTCAAGCAACGGGCTAATGCACAAGCCCGTAATGCGGCGATCTCCCTCGTCATCGATATGTCGGGGTCAATGATGCGATCAGGAAAGATCGATTTGGCAATCGTTTCCGCATACGCATTGTCGTCTGTCCTGACAAATATGAACATCCCGCACGAAGTCATCGGGATGACAACAAAGTACGGCAAACCGATAGCTGGGTGTCATCCCCTTGAAAAGGACACGACCTACCATTCGTCTTGGATGGGAAAGTGGAATTATTCAAGGGTAGATCCGCTGTATCTTCCGATCTTCAAGTCTTTTGCCGACAAGTTTGACAGGGACACAAAAGAACGATTTTGTCAAGCGTATCTCAAGCGAGTCAGGATGCTTTCGTCTGTTGACGGAGAGTCCATTCAGATCTGTGCGGAACGACTGATGCGCCGACCCGAACCCAAGAAGATAATGATCGTGATGAGTGACGGCGAAGGACAAGCGTTGGGGGACGTTGAGGCTCAAGCGATTCACCTCAAGGAGACAATAGAGACCCTTGAGAAAAAGATCGGGATTGTCGGGCTTGGAATAATGTCAAAGCACGTCAAGAAATACTACAAGCATTATGTGGTGATCAACGACATCAAGGAATTGCCGACAGTCGTGATCAAGAAACTTAAGGATTATTTGGTCTGAGAGGGAATTATGGTTTCAAACGAAGAAATAAAGTGTGAAGTCTGTGGCGCAAAAACACACGTAATCAAGTACCACCTGCAAAAAGAACATCCTGAGATGACCGAGGAGGAATATCACAGGAGGTTTCCCGATGCCCCGCTTCTTTCCGAATACGCAATGAAGATGGTGGAACAGAAGCTCAAGGAGAAGTCCAAGAACGCACCGCAGGGAACACGGTTCTTCCACGAGGTTTTCGGCTTTCGTCCCACAATGACGAAAGCGATGTCATCGAAAGGCAAGACACCGATTCCGATTTCCGTTCTTGAACGCAACGCCGATGCGGATATGATTCCCGCCATTGACGAGACATATGTGTTCAATGTGCAGGAACTCAAGCTGATTATGTCAGCTGTTGAAATGGCGATCCCAGTGTACATTTGGGGTCACAAAGGCACTGGAAAAACAAAACTGGTTGAACAGATTTGCGCTAGAACCAACCGTCCGATGATGCGGGTACAGCATACGGTCAACACCGAAGAATCCCAAATCGTGGGTCAGTGGGTTGTCCGCAACGGCGAAACAAAGTTTGAGTACGGTGCGCTTCCGATGGCAATGATCAACGGTTGGACGTACCTAGCGGACGAATACGACTTCGCTTTGCCGAATGTGCTGGCGACTTACCAAGCGGTTTTGGAAGGTATGCCTCTCGTCATCAAAGAAGCTCCGATGGAGCAAAGAATTGTGCATCCGCATCCGAACTTCAGGTTCTTTGCAACTGGCAACACGAACGGAACAGGAGACGAGAGCGGACTGTACCAAGGGACGGTGATCCAAAACTCTGCCAACTATGACCGCTTCGGCGTTGTCGTGCAAAAGACTTACCTGACCAAATCCGAAGAAATCAAGATCCTGACAAATGGATCGGCGATCCAGCAGGAGGACGCTTCCGATTTGGTTGAGTTTGCAAACTATGTCAGGAACGCTTTTGACGCAGGAAAGATCGCCGACACGATTTCCCCGAGAACGCTGTTGTTTGCCGCCAAGCTGGGGGTCGCACACGCATCCTTCACGCTTGGTCTGACCGTGGCGTTCCTGAACAAGCTGTCCACGGTTGACCGTGAGGTTTGCGCACAAATGGCTCAAAGAATCTTTGGAGAAAAGGTCAAATGAATGTATGTTTTGGTCTTGCATCCGTCTTTGCAATGGACAGCAAGACTTGCAAGGAATGCAAACAGCAAAAGGATTGCGCTGTCGCCGTCTTCAAGGAGCTTGAGAAATTCTCTCATTCGCTGGATCTCAAGGCGGCGATCAACAGACACAAGAAGTTTATGGAAGCAAACAAACTGCTGGTCAAGGAGACTTTTTACGTCCCCGAGCCAGTGGAAAAGCCTCAGAATGGCACGGATGCTGTCGCCGAGTTTGGAGAGTGGCTCAAGCAACAGTCTTTGGTCGGGGAGGGCGTGATTGCCGAAGACAAAGTGTTGGAAGAAAACACCCCAGCGTTCTTTTTTGAAACCGTCAAGTATCTCAGGTTGGCAGAAAAAGC